TTTCCCTAGCGCTCGCCTTTGCACTTCGGCAAGAGTTCATCAAGCGTCAGGAATCGCTCGTGGTGGCAAGAATCACGGTCCACACAATCTTGTCGACGCTCATATCCATGAACAACGCTCTCGTGGAGTGCGCCAAGTTGCTTCGGAAGGTTGCGAGTCAAGATGTTCTCAACCTTGGAACTATTTCCGAAATCGTCGTCAAGCTGGACACTCTCCCTCTGGTGACGGACCAACAACTCATTGCGGTTACACCGCTGCAGTACAAATGTGCAGCGAAAATTGCACAGGTCCAAGGAACGATGGTCTCCGTGAGGACCCAATTGGAGCGTTTCCGAGGCAAGTCCGATCAGATTTATGGGGCACCTCCCGCGATCCTGGAGATGTTGGCCCTTGTAGCGCAAGCGCTTGAGCAAGGTGCATCGGAAGTCGAGCAGGCGCTTAAGGAACTGAAAAGCAAGGCAGGATCGGAAATTGCTCCTGTGAAAATTCCACCTTCAGTAAAGAATGCGATGGACTCCATGAACCAGGCATCCGCCGACGCGTAATATCGCGGAAAAGCGGAAAAGCGTTTCTAGGTTCGCTTGACGACGGGCGTACGTGCGATGTGTTCAGACCACTCTTGCAGGACTGCCTGCAGTGCGAGGAAAAGAATCAGGGCGAGAAGGGCGCCCGCCCAAATTTTCAGAACGACCACGACAGCACCCCCGCACGAACGGCGACACAGAGAAACCACACGCAACCGACACCGATGCCACTTCCGACGGCCCAGAGGCTGGCCTTCAGCGCATAGCCATGGACGCGATCACAGGAAGCAAGAAGGGCGTTTTCGATCGGCGGCTGATGAATCGGAGCTGAGCGCATTACAGGTTCTCCCCGCAGATCCGATAGTGTGTCGGTGGCTCACCCCTCGGCTTGATCGTCAGATAGCCGGCCTTCACGAGCGCCATTTCCGCTACGGTTCGAATGCTGGACTTGAGCACATCGGAGGGTAATTCCTGCAGGACCAGCTGCAGCGCTTCGGCGACGTCGACTCCGGAGCTCGCCAGTTGGCAGTCGTGTGCGTTGATGAAACGGGCCGCGCCGGCCATATCGACAGTCAGCAGCGACAGCGTTGGCGCATGCGAAGAAACGAGAATTTCCGGGTAAAGCGCATGCTGCTGCCACGGCCCGGGCGTGATCTTGGTATGCATGTGGTCCCTCGGTGTGGTGTGATTGCCCGCAGGGCGGGCGCGGTTGGTCAGGCGTGCAATGCGGCGTACAGCTCGTCGAACATCTCTTCGGCATCGACCGCGTTGGCGATCTCGCACACACGGTTGTAATAGGCGTGGCCTGCCGGTAATTCGAAGCAGGTGCCGCCGACCATTCCGATGCGGACGCCCGGCATGTCCGTACGCGCGACGAAGTAGTCGCCGTTGTCAAACAGGAATTCAGTGATCCGTCCGCGTTGCATGTCGTTCTCCTGTAGCGGGAGGTGGGTAGTCAGTGGCGCTGCCTGCGCGTCGGTGCATTCCTGAGGTCGAATGCGACGACGAGCAGAAGTGCCGTGGAGAAAATCCCGAGGCCGAAGCCGATAAGCAGCGTAGTCATGAGTAGGACTCCGAATCGTATTGGTGTCGGATCGATCTTCTTGCCGCCTGACTGCGCTCAAGGAATGGCACTGTGGTCAATGCCATTCGATCAGAGCAGTCGAAACTCTCAAGGGCGCGCACTCGGCGTGCTGCGTGCGCTGCGTCGGTTGGTGGATGCGGAAGGATCCGCGACCGAATGCGCGCTCTTGAAAGCGGTGTCTCCCGCACTTCGAGTAACTGTCATGCGGCGGGTGGGCGGGGCATGTATGCGACAGGGCCGGAGGCCCAGGCAACTTTTATCCCAGTAGTCAGGTTAAGGAGCGATCCCCCGGAGGGGCGGCGCAGCGATCGGTGCTGCGTTGGAGTGAATATTAGAAGTTCTCTTTTTGCGTGTCAAGAGAACTTCTAATAATTCTCGCCGAGCGAACATGCCCGATGAGATGCACATGGGCCAAGCGCCCGAGGTTGAATTGAAGTGGCGCCAGACCCCGTCTAGACTGCCAGGACCACGCATCTGGACCTGAAAATGATGAAGTCGTTACTTGTTGCGATTGCAATTGCTTTGCCCGCGGTATGCGGCGCTCAAGATGCCGGCACAAAGCTGGTGGGCGGGTCCTGCGAAAGCGGGAGCCATATCGCAGAGGGTCCAGTCGGAGCCGACTTGACGTCTCGCCATGCTCGTTACTTCTGCGATTCGCTCGTCGTTTCCCAGCTCGGGGGCGGCAAGATCCTAATGCAATTCGCTGAGAAGGGGGCTGCGCATGGCCGGGTTTTGGGGTTTGCTGGCCGAATGGATTCGCCTGCAATGATGAAGGTCGAGCGCGTCTATTTCGAACCCGGTAACCCCGTGATGCCCAACGACGGAGTGTGCAAATTCTTCTTCAACGGCCACCAGAAGGTTACGAGCGTGATGTGTGCTGCGCAGGTTGACGAGGGAAATCAGCGCACGGTCCCCGTTGTCGTTTTCAAGGCAAGAAACGCATTTTGACGCGTATTAATCAGACAAATGTGTGTCAAATTGCCCGATTTGTCAGGAGTCGGCGAAGTTTGTTGAAAGTCTCGGCGGGGCGGCGCTAAACTACTGTACATCTATACAGTGCCTTGACGCAGAAGATGACGAGGGCGGCCAATGAAAGAAGAAGCAAAATCTCGCCTGCGCTGCAGGCCCGGGGACCTAGCAAGGATCAAACTGTCGTGGAATTCCTTGCTTGTGGGGCGGACTGCTTTCGTCCGGAAGGCGTACAGCCAGACCGAATGGATCATTTCTCTATTGGGTGAGCCCGCGCTCGTACCAAGTGAAGACGGTACGAGCATTATCGCGGCGCGATCGATCATCGCGGATGACTGGGCTCTCGAGCCCTTGGTGTGGTTATCTGGCGGCGATCGTGAGCATGAACTCACACATTCAGCCGCCCAAGCGGCTCTTCATCATTGGGAAGCAGCCGCAGGATGTATTTGAAGGTTTCGGGCGGCTCACCAGCTCGATCAGCGCGAATGACTGCGTCAATTACCTTGCGAGCCGCATCGCTAAGGTCATCGAGTCCTGCCGAACCATGGATCGATTGGACATCTTTCGCCAGCCTCGGACTGATCTCTGCCGGATTCGCACCGATCTGAGCGCAGATCGCAAGAAGCGCGCGCACATTCAGGGGGATGATCCCCCTCAGATACTGACTTATTAGCCCTTGAGTGCCGAGGCCCGTTGCTTTCGAAAGCCAAATTTGGGAAGCCCCGGGATGAGTCGACTTATAGCGGTTCCAAGCGTCGACCAGTCGGTCGCGCTCGGCAATTTCTTCCTCGGTGAGGGGTCGTTTCTCGACGGTAGCCATAAGTTCAATGGTAAATAGCCGCACTAATATTTGCCGAGCTCCATGATTAGAAGTTCTCTTGACACGCAAAAAGAGAACTTCTAATATTCGAGCATGAACAACGTCCGCAGCCTCCGCCTAGCCCTCCGGCTGTCGCAAGCCGAGCTGGCCAAGAACATCGGAATCACGCAATCCGCGCTTTCGCACTACGAGAACGGCGCGTGCGACCCGTTGGTGGCTACCGCGCGCAAGCTGATTTCGTATGCGGCTTCGCAGGGGGTCGTTTGGCGGCTCGAAGACGTTTATTCGGCCCCTGATCGACCGGCTCAGTGATTCGCATCCAGTCGTGATGTAAGCAGTCTAGAGAAAGCAGTATTCCGGGGCATTCCCGGGTTTTTGAATGTCGGGGAACAACAATGAACGCAGTGGCACAACCTATTTCTTTCACCGGTCCGCGCAGCACGCCGGTCGTCGAGCGCTTGCTGCGCGAAGCGATGGCTGACCCGAAGGCGAAGGCATCGATCATCGAAGCGACTGGCTGGGATGAATCGATGCCGTCGAAGATCCTGAAGAACTCTGCCGGCATCACGCTCGAGCACCTCAACACCGTCTTCGGTGCGCTCGGCCTGGTCGTCACGACCAAGGGCTATATGGACTATCTCGCGAAAGGGAACGTGATCGGCAGCAATTGCCATTGCGCGCGAGAAGGGTTCGGGGAGTGTGGCGGCAGGTGATCTAGCGGCAGGAATCTCGATACAAGCGTTTTCTGCGGAAAGCGTTTTTATCTGGATTTCGTAGTCCTAAGCGGCTCAGGCCGCGGGAGAAGCCGCATGGATGAATTTTTCAGCCCGCGTACGGGACATCGTGTTTCCGAGACGCAGCAAGACAGCTTCCACGCCATGCCGGTGGCCGAGCTTTCGGCCAAGCAGCAGATGGTGATGGACTGCTTCGATTCGCGCGAAACCTTGCTCACCCGCGAGGACATTTCGGCGCGGACGAATCTCAAACTCTCCAGCGTGTGCGGTCGCGTCCGTGAGCTGCTCGATGCCGAGCGGCTGGCGAAGCGCGGCTCGCGCAAGTGCAACGCGACGGGCAAGTCGCAAGAACTGCTCGGCCTGCCGGTCGCCTGACATGGCCCGGTTCCATTGTCGCTGTCGCAAGTGCGACCGCCGCATGGTGCTCCAGGACAAACCCGGCGTCCTGGAGGACGCGGCTTATCCGAAATGCACCTGCGGCGCCCGCGACTGGCGCATCGACAAATGGATGATGGAGCGCAACGCTGGCGCGACGCGCTGCGACTGCGGAGGTTATCCGTTCCCGCATCGCATGAGTAGCTTCTATTGCTGGCATCGCAAGGACGGTAGCGACCGCCTGCCCGGCCACCCCGACTTCTGGACCCGGGACATGACTCAAGACCAACACGACGCCTTGGTGGCGCAACACAGCGCGGAATCGCGCGAGCTGATTGCCGCGTAAGCGGCAGCATAGGAGAAAAACGTGGGCAGAAGCTCGAAAGAAGTCTACGGGGCATCGGGGCAAGGGAACGTGCTCGGCATGGACCCGGATGCATTCACGCTGGTGACCGATCCGACGCATCCGCTGTACGACCGCCGCGTCCATCAGGCGCCGGACGAAAAAACGATTCGCAACTATCGGGCACATGGCGTGTTCACGCCGGTGGTTTTCTTCAAGGACCCCGAGACCGGTGAATTCCTGATCGTCGAGGGGCGCCGCCGGGTCATCAACGCGCGCGAGCTCAATCGCCGCCTGCGGCATGAAGGTTTCGAGCCGATCACGATTCCCGCAATTCCGAAGCGCGTGCTCGGCGACGGCGTGAAGCCGTTCGTCGGCGTGATGATCAGCGCGAACGAGATTCGCCAGGGAGACTCGCTCGTGAATCGTGCCGAGAAGATGGCCCGAGCGCTCGATGTCGGCCATTCGCTCGACGCCGTGGCGACCATGTTCGGTGTGAATGAGGCGACGGTGACGGGCGCAATGAAGCTGCTGGAATGCTGCATGGCTGTCCGTGACGCGGTCGAGGCCGGCACGATTACCCAGGTCGTCGCGATGAAGCTCGCGAAGCTGTCGCCGGACGAGCAGCGCGCGAAGCTGGCCGCGATCGAAGCCGCCATCGAAGGGAAGAGGGGGCACGAACGGTCGCGTGCGATGCTCGCTGCACTCGACGCTGCGCCGGTAAAGCGCGCTAAGCCGACGCGCAAGGACATTGCCGAGGCATTGAAGACGGCAACTGGCGAGCGCGCCGAGGCGCTCCGCTGGGTGCTGGGTCTCGCTGATGGCGATAAGGCCGCGGAGGCCGATCCGCGCCAGATGTCGATCGACGAGGCGGCATGAGCGGCTACGCATACCAATGGGCGAAGCGTCAGCAAGTCGGCGATTCATCGGCCAAGACGCTACTCAAGACTTACGCGCACTGGGCGGCCGAGGACTATTCGACCTGGGTGACGAACGACGAGCTCATGCTCGATACGGAACTGAACATTCAGACGATCCGCAAGGCTCGCGCCAAGTTGGTTGAACTGGGTTTTCTGGTCGAGACCGAGCGCCGTCTGGGGGAGACGCGCAGCATCGTTGTCTATCAGATGCTCGCGCCATCCGGCTCGACCGTCGTACAGGCAGTCGATCAGCGTTCCGGCGACGCCATTTCTCTGAGCCCACCCACTCCCGAGGAATACGCGAAGCGGGGTGAAAAACAAAGCCCCTCCAAATCTCGACACGCTAAGGGGGGTGAAATCTCAAGCGGCTCGAAATCTCAAGCGGCACGAAATCCCACCTTAAGCCCCTCCAAATCCCACGCTAAGGGGGGTGAAATTTCGTCTCAAGAGGGTCGAAATTTGGAGGGCAAGAAAGCAGTAGAAGAACAACAGAAGAACGGAGAACAGCAAAACGCGCGGCCTGCGCCGCGAGTTGCGTTGCATGCCGAGATTAGATCGATCGAACTGCCCGACTGGCTGCCGGCTGCTGCTTGGGCTGATTGGTGCGAGCACCGCGAAGCGAAAGCCAAGGATGCTCCGTGGACGATGGCTGCAGCGAAGGTGTCGATCAAGCGCCTGCGCAAACTGCTCGACGCCGGACAGGCGGTCGTTGCGGTAGTCGACGAGGCGGTGCTTCGAGGCTGGACGGGTCTATTCCCAGTCAAAGGAGACTCGGTATCGGCAGGCTCGACCGCCACGCTGCCAGCGGACTGGCACAAGACGTCGGGCGGCGTCACCGAACGCGGCAAGCAACTCGGCGTGACGCAGCGCGATGGTGAGGTGTTCATGCACTTCAAGGCACGTGTCGTGAAGGCTGCCGGGCCCGGCGAATGGATGGAAGCGATGCTGGCTGACACGGCGCGGTTCGGCGATGAGCAATACGAGTCACTGTATCGATACTTCAACGACATCCCGCGCGAGCAGGTCGCGCAAGCGGAGGCCGCATGACGAAGCGAGCCTCCTGGCCGATGCGCGTTGACGTCGGCGCGACGCATGTCGGAACGGCCCGTGTTCGCGACGACTCACGGCCGAAGATGACGGCCGCCCAGAAAGCGATCTTCGACGCGACTGGCAACCGGCCGCAGGCCGACGCCGGTTTCGACGACATCGCCGACGGCGTCGACGGGGGCCGGCCGGTGCCACTGTCGATGCAGAAGCCCGCGAAGCCGTCGAAATACCGGAACCAGCGCTGCGAGCATGAGGGCATCACGTTCGACAGCAGACGCGAGCGCGATCGCTGGATTCAGCTCTGCCGCGAGCGTGACGCCGGTGTGATTGCCGAGCTCGAGCGCCAGGTCACTTTCATTCTCGCCGATCCCGTTGTGATCGACGGCAGGAAGAAGCCTGCACTGCGCTATGTCGCGGACTTCGTGTACGAGCGCGAAGGCAAAACGGTGATCGAGGACGTCAAGGGCGTAATCACCCCCGAATACCGCATAAAGCGGCACCTAATGGCAGCACGCGGGCTGCAAATCGTCGAAATCAAGTGAGGGTCGAATGGCACACGGGAAGTTGGGTCCGGTCTCGGTAAAGATCGTCGAATACGTGAAGGCAAATCCCGGGATCCATGCCGGTGAGATCACGCGGAGACTCGGTAAGGGAAGTACCGGCAGCACGCGCGAGTTGATCCGCCATTTGCTTGAGGCCGGGTATCTCGTCAGGGGAGAACAGGTCTACGCGCCAGGTGCTAAGGGGCATGCCGTCCACCCTCTGACGTACACAGGCAAGCCGTATCAGGCTGGATATGACACGGGTGGCTCGGCGCGAGCCGCTCGAATTCAGCAGCGCATTGCCGAAGAGCGCGCGCAAGAGGCGCAGCTGAACGAGTCGGTCGTATGGGCCGGCAAGGTGATCTGCGCGATGGTGCAATGCGCACAGGTCGCCGCATGAAGCGCTCCGGTTTCGGCCCGCGGAAAACCCCGATGGCACGCGGTTCGTGGTCCCGTAAAAGCTCACCTTTGCCCGAGCAGTCGCCGCGCAAGGTAGTGATGAAGCGGCGAGCGAAACGGCCGACGGTGGCCGAGGGTTCGAAATACCTCGCCGCATGCCGCGGCGAGCCTTGCTATCTGCGCATGCGCGGTTGTCTCGGCGGCGGAGAAACGGTCGTTCCCTGCCACTCGAACCAGGCGAAACACGGTAAGGGCATGGGCCTCAAGGCGCGCCACGAATTTACGGTGCCCGGCTGCTCGAATTGCCACGCATTGATCGATCAAGGCCCGGGGCTGCGCGAGCACAAATTCGCAGCGTGGGATGTCGCTTACGAGGCTTGGGTGCCGGTGCGCGCCCGGAAGATGGGAGAGACAAATTGCCAGTGAGATTGTGGGTTGAGATTCCGGACGGCACATACAGCGCGCCGAGACGTCGCGGCGCCGGCGGAACGATCTTCTACGAGCGTACGCGCGAGATCGACGCGACCGTTTTCCGGATCGCGCGGATCGCGACCGTCAAGCGCCAGTTGATCACCGCTGTCGAGGTGGATGCTTTCATTCCGGAAATGCACCGCGGGCGTATTCCGAAGGGTGATCCGCGGTGGATAGCGCCTGGCGTGTTCCGAACGAAGGCGTATGTCTATCGAAACCAGAAATCGCGCGAGCTCGGGCAATTCATGGACAGCGGCGAGCTCGTACGGAATTTGGAGGATCAGGGATGACGCCGGCGAAATATCAAGCCGCTCTGAGCGGACTGTCTGCGATCGCGAAAAAGGTCCTCGAAATGGTGCCGATTCAGGAGGCATGGTCGCGTTCCGAAATTGCCGGCCATCTGCTTCGGGTAACGAAGAGCTCGCCGGACGCGGCGGTGATCGATGGATGCCTGGGCCGGCTGAAGGATTCGGGGCTGATTCGCGAGGCGAGTCGCGGGCGCTATCAACGTATCGAGGTCAGGGAAAGGGAGGTATTGAAAGTGCCGGATCAGAAAGCTGAAAAAACTGCCGACGTACATGCCGATCAACCGATTCCGCCGATCGAGATCCTGTCCAGGCTGGCCGAGCGAGCGCGGGCAGTCGCGACGGAGCTCGTGATGCTCGCGTCCGACATCGAAACGGCGGCGCTCACGATCGAGCAGGGCAATGCTGAAAACGTCGCCAATCTCGAAAAGTTGCGCCAATTCCAATCTCTGCTGAAGAGCCTGGCATGAGCGAAATCGCATGCATCGAACTGTCCTCGGTGCCGGCGCCGCTGATCGACAGTGCCGCTCGCCGATTAGACGGCGCCTCGGGTGATCGCCTCATCGCGTTCAGCGGTTGCCCGATGGTCGGTCGCGAGGTCGACGGCGGCGAAATCGAACTTTCGTTCCCGCGCACGATCGAGATCCGCGAGTCGCTTATCGACTGGATGCTGTATTGGGGCATCCCTTTCCGGGTGATGCCGTGATGGCCGCGACACGCCATCCCAAGGGCGGCCCGGTGGCTCGACTTGCGGGCCTTTGGGCGAACGAGCCGGCTTTCCTCGAATGGATGCAGTCGATCGGGCAACCGGCCAACACGCCGGCCGACGCGGCCGAATTCATCCGGGCGCGCTGCTGCGTCGAGAGTCGCGCGTTTCTGGATCACGACCGCGCTGCGAAATCTCGATTCGACCAGTACATCCGTGGACCGTATTCCAAGCACCGAGCCGCAGCGGGTCTGCGGTGAAAATCAAATTCGACGACAGGATGACCATGACGCCCGATCAGAGCCAACAAATCGAAGAACGCTTGCTGACCTGGTATCGTTGGCAGATCCGGCAGTCGCATGCCGAGCAGCTGGCGCACTTCTACCGTCCGGAAGATCGCACGTGTCGCGGGTATGAAACGCCGATGAATGCGGACGAGCTCGACGAGCAGGCGCAGCAATGGAGCGAAGACCAGCAATCCGAACAGGTCCAGCTTTGCATTGATTTGCTGCCGCTGGAACAGCGCGCGGCGATCTCCGTCAGCATGCGCAACAAGGAATGCGGCGCGAGCGTCTGGAGCAACGGTCGGGCCGGCGCGCAGCACGCGAACTACCAGGCCGGAAAGGCTGCGTTGCTTCCCATGTTCGTCGCAAAGTCGCTGATTAAGATCGGGGAGGTGGCATGAAGGGTGTTGTGCGCCTCACGCCGATCGTGCCCGGTGAAATGCAGCCCATTATTTTCGTCGACGGGAAGATCCGAGAGGGATTCGTCGGCGGCGAATGTGCCAACGGTATCGGCTTCCCGCAGTGGGCAATGAGGATCTTCGGTGGTGACAAGGCCCACTGGTTCCGCAGTGAAGTGATGCAGGACGGTCTGAGACATTCTCTCTGCGGCCGCGCCTTTGAAGTTGACGAGCGGATTTATTTGCCAGGCAACTTTCCGCGCTGCAAGGCGTGCGAGAAGGCGCTGGCAACGCAGCGAAAGAATGGGGTGGTTGCATGAAGGTCTGCGAACTTTCGGGCATGGCACTCGACTATTGGGCGTGTCGCGCGTTGCTCGCTCAATTCGAAGGGCAGCAGCTGACGCGCGAAGTAATTGAGCAAGTGAAACGCGAGATCTGCGCATATCCATTTCGTCCGTCGACCGACTGGGTGGCGGGCGGTTCGATCATCGACAGCGCTCCATTTGGCATATTCGAAAGGGTCGACGGCGGTTGGGCGGCGGGTATTTTTCGGCCGCAGGCGGGGATGAGGGATCTATGCATCGCCTATCACACCGGCGAGACGCTGTTGATCGCTGCCATGCGCGCCTATGTCGCCTCGAAGTTCGGCGATGAAGTGCCGGATTGAGGCCGGCACTTCCCATCATTACATTGTGCGCACCCGTGATCTATGCTCGCGGAAGCGTGTTCTTCAGCCAGTCGGACGCGGTATCGCTGAAACTTCCTGTCCACGCCGCTTCGCCTTGCATGCGCACGACGAGCAGTCGGTCGTCGTTATGAATGTGCTGCTTGAGATTGTCCCGAATCTGGGCGCTTGACTGGTTGGTCTCAATCAGCCATGTGGAATCAAGATTTCCCCAGTAAGTCTTATATGCCTTGATCGCTGCGATCAGGTTTTCATAGTTTTGAAACTGCTTTCGGGTAAGGTCGTACCCAATGAAATAAACGGCCACGTTGGTCTCCGCGGAATATTAGGAAGTTGCGGCGGCTCACGCTTGTGTTACCGTGTTTCAGCCGCAGAATGATTGTAGGGTTTGCGCTATCCAAAAAAAGGGTTGTAAACCCGAAAAAAGCGGCGTATAGTTCGTTCCCGGGAAGATGCGTCTTCCGAAAGCCCGCAAGCCGAAAGGTTCGCGGGCTTTTTCGTTTCCGAATCCGGTGCCAGATGCTCACACTTTCCGTGAAGGCCGATGTTCGCGCGCTCGCGAAAAAGCTCGACACACTCGCGCGCAAGCAACTGCCTTTCGCGACGGCGCAGGCGATCAACGCAACGGCCGAGCAGGTGCGTGCCGCAGAGATCGAGACATGGAAGAAGGTGCTCGACAGGCCGACGCCCTTCACGCTGAACGCTATCGCAATCAAGCGCGCGACGAAGTCGAACCCGGTCGCGGTCGTGTACGTGAAGCCGGTCGCGGTGCAATACCTGCTGCCCTACGAGGTGGGCGGAAAGAACAAGCTGAACAGCCGGGCGCTGATCAAGCCCGTCGGGCAGAAGGTCAACCAGTACGGCAACCTGCCGCGCTCATCGATGGCTCGACTGAAGGGAAAGCCGAACGTCTTCATCGGCAAGGTGCAGACCAAAGCCGGTATCGTCGACGGAGTGTGGCAGCGCACGAAGAAGACGCGCGGCAAAGCCGCCGGCCTGAGGCTACTGATGAAGTTCGAGGACGCGCACGACGTGCGCCAGCACCTCGATTACCGCGGCGTCGGCAAGCGCGTCGTCGCGGCCGTGTTCCGCCGCGAGCTCGACGCTGCGGTGGCGAAGGCGATCGCGTCGGCGCGATGAGACCAACGGGTCCCCTCCGGAGGGGGGGAGGGTCACGGGCAATTGCGCACCGCGATATTTCACCAGCCGCAGGTTCTGAAAAGTGTCCGCACCCCACGTTACGCAGCGCGAGTTCGCGAAGCTCGCTGGCTGCGATGAGAAGCAGGTTCGTCGCGCCGTCGCATCCGGCAAACTCAAGCCGGACGCGGATGGCAGGCTAGATCCTGCTCTCGTTTCGTCTGGCTGGCGCAGGCCGATCAGATCGAGCAAGACGGTTGCGGACAGTGCGGACACTCCGAAAGTGTCCGCAAAAACTGTCCGCACGGAAAGTGTCCGCGCCCCGGTTGTCGACGAGAACGACTCTCCGACCGAGGCAGCCGCCAAACTCGTGATGGCGATGGGTGCCACGAACAACCTGGCCGAAGCTATTCGGATCAAGGAAAACTTCAACGCACTGCTCAAGCAGCTCGAATACGAACAGAAGTCAGGATCGCTCGTCGACCTGTCCGTTGCGCGGACGGTGCTCTTCGATTGCGCGCGCGCCGCGCGGGATTCCTGGATGAACTGGCCGATGCGTGTCGGCCCGAAAATTGCCGCCGATCTTGGGCTGGAGGCTGACCGAGTAACCGAGGTTTTGATTGAGCATGTCCACAGACAAATCGCTGACCTCGGCGAACCGGATGCTCACTTCGACGGATCGCAAAGCTGAAGGACTTGCGCGCGACTATCGCCGCGGCTGGACGCCGCCGCCGCGCATTAGCATTCCCGAATGGGCGGATCGATACCGCAAGCTCGCGAAGGAGGCCGGTAGTACGTCGGGGAACTGGCGTACCTCAACGGTGGAAGCTGCGCGCGGCCCGATGTTGGCCGTCACGGAACCGGGCATCCATGTGATCACTGTAATGGTGAGCACGCAGATGCTGAAGACGGCGTTGCTTGAGAACATTTTCGGATACTTCGCCCATCTAGACGCGTGTCCGATCCTGCTGATCCAGCCCAAGGACGAGGCGGCTGAGCAGTTCTCAAAGGAACGGATTGCCCCGTTGATCCGCAGCACACCGGTGTTGCGCGAGATCATGGGCACGAGCAAATCGCGAAACAGCGATGACACGCTTGGCTACAAGGCGTTTCCGGGTGGGTTTCTCGCGCTAGTGAGCGCGGGCAGCCCGGATAACCTGGCGCGCCGGCCGATCCGCGTCATTCTGGCGGATGAGATCGACAAATACCCCCCGTTGAAAGAGGGTGATTCGATCTTCATTGCGGAAGAGCGAACGGCGTCCTTCGGCGTGAACTGGCTGTCGGTGCGCGCCTGCTCGCCGACGTATTCCGGTGAGAGCCGGATTGAGAAGAGTTACAACGATTCCGATCAGCGCCGTGCCTCGGTGGCCTGCCCGCACTGCGGGCACCGACAGTTTCTTGATTTCTTCAAGCATGTCCATTGGGACAAGGAGAAGGACGCGCAGGGCAATACGCTGTCGCACAGGACGAAGACGGCACGAATCGTCTGTGAAGGTTGCGGAGCGGCTTGGTCAGAGGGTGAGCGCCTTCGCGCGCTCGATACGGTTCGTTGGCACCAAACGCGGCCGTTCGAGTGCTGCGGTCGTCGCCATGCTCCGCTGACAGATTACGACATCGCCTGGCAGGACCGAGATGAGGGGGCGATCGAAAGGGTTTGGCGCTGGTCTGAAAGCGATCGGCATGCGGTCTATTACGCTCACTGCCCTACGTGTGGAGCGCGTGGCGTCGAGGGTGAACACGCCGGATTTCAGGCTTCGAAGCTGTATAGCCCTTGGAGCAAGGACAAGCCCTCCGACATCGCGGGAAAGTGGGTCGCCGCGCAAGGTGACGAAGAGCAGTTGCAGGCGTGGTGGAACACGCAAATGGGACTCCCGTACCGTCGACACGTCGGGAAAGGGACGACGCCTGACGCTTTGCTGGCTCGTTGCGAGGTGTGGCCGTCTGAGGTGCCAAATGGCGTCGCGGCGATTACGGTCGGCGTCGACATTCAGCCAGACCGCGGCGAGTTGGAGACGGTCGGTTGGGGGCGCAACGAAGAGTCGTGGTCTATCGACCATCACGTGATCGAAGGCGATCCTGAAACCCCGGCGTTCTGGGAGCAGGTGGACGCATATCTGAAGCGTACCTGGTATCGGTCCGATGGCGCGCCTTTCGAGGTGATGGCCGCTTGTATCGACTCCGGTGGTCACAACACACAAAAGGTGTACGAGTTCGCGAAGGCGCGCCTCGGTCGCAGAATCTGGGCGATCAAGGGTGCGTCGGAGCGATCTGGCGCGCGATCGCCGGTCTGGCCCACGAAGCGCCCGAGCAGCCGGAACAAGCAGAGCTTCAGACCCGTGATCATCGGCACGAACGCCGCCAAGGACGTCATTTACGCGCGGCTTCGCTACGAAGAGCCCGGGCCCGGATATATGCATTTCCCGGCTGATCGAGACATCGGGTACTTTGCGCAGCTGACTGCCGAGGTGTCTACCCTGAAAACATCCGGCGGCCATCGCTACCGGGTGTGGGAACTGCCGAACGGGAAGCGTAATGAGGCACTCGATTGTCGCGTCTACGCGTACGCTGCCTTGTGCGGGCTTTCGCATTTCGGGTTGCAGTTGAACCGGCGTGCAGATGAGGTCGGCGCAGCGTTCACGGCGAAGCCATACGTCGAGCCGAAGCCCGCGGTCGGTGCGGACGGCGGCGAGCAGGACGAGGCGGTCGAGCAGCCGGCGGTGCCACCAGTCGTAGCGGTGGCGCGCGGGCCGATGGTGAAGAAGGTAGGCGCGTCGAGCGGCAGCGGCAGATCGCGCGCGAGCCGCCTCGCATAACGGAGTGGTGATGGGTGCATATGATGGACGCAGCAGGGCCGACCTGCAGGCGCAGCTGACCGCGCTGCTGAAGGCCTACGACCAGTTGGCTGCGGGCCAAATGGTTGCGAGCGCCAACTACTCGCAGAGCGACGGCTCGCGCTCGGTCACGTTCCGTCAAACGGATCTCGGTACGCTCGATGGGCTGATCTCGAAACTTCAAGAGCAGCTCGGCATCGTGCGCCGAGCACGCAGGCAAATTCGATTCGTGTATCGCTAATGGACAATCCCGTGCAAATTCTCGGCGTGGACGGCAAGCCGTTGCCCCCGCGTCAGGGGCGTGCGTCGATGCTGTCCGGAGCGAGCCAGACCCCCTACGACGCTGCGAACCTGTACGGTGCGCACGTCGAGGACTGGAATCCGTACCTGTGGTCTCCCGATGGGGAGATCAACATGTACCACGACCGGATCACTGCCCGAGCGCGTGATCTGGTTCGAAACGACGGATGGGCGACGGCCGCAGTGATGCGGACGCTCGACAACGTCATCGGCCCGGATTTCCGGCCGATTTCGAAGCCGGACCACGTTGCGCTGCGTGCGCTGACCGGAAACAAGGCCTTCGATCACGTTTGGGCCGATGAATTCGGTCAGCAAGTCGAGGCGAACTATCGCGCGTGGGCGCACGATCCCGGTTTCTATTGCGACGTCGAACGGATGTTGCCGCTGCCTGGGCTGTTTCAGGTCGCATTCCGGCACAAGATTGTCGATGGTGACGGACTAGGCCAGCTTCACTACCTGCCTCAGCGGGTTGACGTCGGCCGTGCGCGCTATGCAACCGCGCTACAGGTGCTCGATCCCGATCGCCTGTCGAATCCGCAGCTGCAGTTCGACCAACAGGCGTTGCGCGGCGGCGTCGAGGTCGACGAGTTCGGCGCACCGGCCTGGTATCACATTCGTGAGGCGCATCAGGGCGACTGGTTCAGCGCGGCGAAGTCGGTGCGCTGGAAGCGTATTCCGCGCGAGACGGACTGGGGCCGCCAGATCATCATCCATTCGTACGAGCATGATCGCGCATCTCAGCACCGCGGTATTGGCTTTCTGACGCCCGTGCTGCAGCGCTTCAAGATGCTCATCAAGTACGACGAGACAGAGCTCGACGCGGCGATCATCAACGCGTTTTTCGCGGCATACATCCAGAGCCCGTTCGATGGAGATCTGGTCGAGGAAGCGCTCCAGAGCCCTGACCGCCTCAACAAGTATCAGGAGGAACGCGCTGCGTTTCACGCGGAACGCAAAACCCGGCTCGGCAACGTCGGGATGACGCATCTATTCCCGGGCGAGACGATCGGATCGGTGATGGCGAATCGGCCGAGCGCGAACTACGCGGCGTTCAACAGCGCGTTCCTGCGCAGTTTCTCGGCATCGACCGGGCTGGCCGCGCAGCAGATCAGCCAGAACTGGGCCGAGGTCAATTACAGCGCATACCGATCGGCGATGCTGGAGGCATGGAAGACGTTTCACCGGCGCCGTCTCGGCTTCGCCGCGACGTATACGCAGCCGATCTACACGGGCTGGCTCGAGGAATCGATGGAGGTCGACGATTACCCGATGCCGCTCGGCGACGTGCCCGACTTCATCGAAGCGCGCGCGGCGTATTCGCGGGCGAAATGGCTCGGTCCGGGACGTGGTCTGGTCGACATCGTCAAGGAGCGGCAAGGCGCGTCGATGGGCGTCGCGGGAGGCTTTTCGTCGCTCGAGGACGAGTGCGCCGAGACGGGCGGCACCGATTGGCGCGAAGTCGCGCAGCGGCGCGCCGTCGAAGAGTCCTATTACCGCAATCTCGGCCTGCGGCCGCCGGCCACCCTCGTCGGCGACAGCGTCAAGGAAGCGAGCGCAATTCCGGAGGAAGTCTGATGAAGTTCGCGCACATGGCGCAGCGGCTGTTCAACGTGCCGCTCGCGATCCGCCGCGAAAAGGCCGAGGTGATCATGGCCGCGCTGATGGATCGGCTTGGCGTATCGCAGATCGCGCGCCTCGAAGGCGGCCGGCTGAAGCCGATGGCCTACGACGACTGGGACGACGATTACGACAGCTTCTCCCGAGAGGGGCGCGTGCCGGATCCCGGCTACGACATGATCGCCGATACCGGCGTAGCGCTGATCGCGGTACAGGGCACGCTCGTGCAGAAGCTCGGCACATTGCGGCCGTGGTCCGGGATGACGGGTTACGACGGTCTGCGCGAGGCGATCTTGCGCGCGCATTCCGACCCGAAGGTCAAGGCGATCGTGCTCGATGTGGACTCGCCCGGTGGCGAGGTGGCCGGATGTTTCGATCTGGTCGACACGATCTATGCGCAGCGCGGCAACAAGCCGATGTGGTCGATCCTGACCGAGTCAGCGTATTCGGCCGGTTATGCGATTGCCAGTGCGGCTGACCGCGTGATCGTGCCGAGGACCGGCGGCGTCGGGTCGGTTGGCGTGATCGTGATGCACGTCGATTGGTCGAAGGCGTTGACGAATGCCGGGATGGCTGTGACGTTCATCACCTACGGCGAGCGCAAGGCGGATTTCCACCCGGAAATCCCGCTCTCGAAAGAGGCCTACCAGGCAGCGCAGGCCGACATCAATACGATGGGCGAGCTGTTCGTCGCGACGGTTGCGCGTAATCGCGGCCTGTCGGCGGACGTCGTCCGCAAGACGGAGGCCGCCTGCTACATGGGCGATGCCGGCGTGAGCATCGGATTGGCCGATGCCGTGATGGCGCCCGATGAGGCGCTGCTCGCCCTGCTCGCAGAGCTTGGCTGACAACCATTGAAAGGAAAGATATGAAATCGAAAATCTTGGCTCCGTTCGCCAGCTTTCTGAGCAATGCTCCGCGTGCGGCCGGCGCTCGAATCGAAGACGGCGGCGGTGACGACGACGAGCGCAAGCAACGCGAGGGCGAGTCCGACGAGGATTACGCGAAGCGCATGGAAGAGCTCGACGAGAAGGAACGCGCCGAGGAAGAAGAGCGCAACAAGCAGGAAGACGCTCGCCGCGCCGAGGAAGAACGTAAGAAGGAAGAGGACGCGAAGCGCGCCGCGGCAGAAGGCGACGACGACTCCGAGGATGACGACGGTGACGGCGACGACGCAACGGCAAGTGCAGCGCGTCAGCGGGAGCGCGTGCGGTGTGCCCGCATCATGGCGCACGGCATCAAGCTCGGTCGGGCGCGCCAGGCCGGCGTATTCGCGTTCGACACGAAGATGTCCTCGCGCGCAGCGATCGCGGCGCTCAACGCCGGCGTCGAAGACGCACCTGCTCAGCCGCGGCGCGCATCCAGCCTGTCGAGCCGCATGGCGTCGACCGTCATCCCGGCGGCGGGTGCGGGCGGCGCGACGCCGAAAGCCCCGAACCTGGCCGAGCAGATCGTCCAGGCGGGAAAGATCCGTCGCGGCGAAGCTTGATCGGCCGTTCAATCTGACACGAGTAAGGAGAAGTCATGACGCTTCCCGTCAACACGATCGGCGATAACCCGCAGCAGCCGGGTATCCAGGCCGAAACCTACATTCCCGATCAGCTGATCGCGGGCGCGCTGCAGATCGTCTCGCAGCCGATCATCCTGGCTGCCGGCACGCTGCCGCGTGGCTCGGTGCTTGGCATGGTGAGTTCGCTGAACGCGATCGCCGAGCCGGGCGCCGCGAACACCGGCAACGGCACGATCGGCAGTGTCAGCGCAAACGGAGCGCTGGCCGGTACCTACGTGCTAACGGCCACCGCAGCAACGACGTTCTCGGTGACCGACCCGGAGGGCAATCCTCTGCCGCCGGCTACTGTCGGGACCGCGTATTCGCAATCCGGTATCGGCTTCACGCTGACGGCTGGTGCGACGGCCTTCGTGGCTGGCGACACGTTCACGATCGAGATCGAGGATGCGGTCGGTACCTACAAGCTGTCGGTGAAGACGGCGACGGACGGCAGCCAGATCCCCTCGGCCATTCTGGCCGACTACGCCGACGCCAGCGCCGGGCCCGTAACTGCAGGCGCCTACGTCGCTGCCGAAGTCAATGCGCGTGCGCTGAATTTCGATCCGTCGTGGGACATCGCCTCGCTGCGTGCAGCGCTGCGGCAATACACGATTTTCGTCAAGTCCTCGGTCTCCGCTGCCGACCCGACTTAAACCCGACTCCGCTTCGAGAAACCCCGCTTCGGCGGGGTTTTTTGTTTTCAGCGGGGCAATTCGTATCAAGGAGATTGAGGGATGACCACGCCCCAAGGATCGTTGGTGTACGACACCAATACGCTGATTCAGGTGGTTCCGAACCTGAAGCTGGCGCAGCAGTTCCTGCTCGACAAATTCTTCCCGAACGTCGTCATGGCAGACTCGGAGAAGGTTTCGATCGACGTCGACGTCGGTCTGCGCCGGATGGCGCCGTTCGTTTCGCCGCTGGTCGAGGGCAAGCTCGTCGAGCAACGCCGTTATCAGACGAATGAGTTCAAGCCGGCTTACATCAAGGACAAGCGCGCGCCGGATCTGCGCAAGCCCGTGCGCCGGATGATCGGCGAGCGCATCGGCGGCGACCTGAAAGGCGTCCAGCGCGAGATGGCGAACCTCGAAGCCGAAATGACGGATCAAGTCGACGTGCTCAATCGTCGTCTCGAATGGATGGCCGCAAATGCATTGCGCAAGGCGATCGTCCGTATCGAAGGCGAAGGCTTCGAGACCGTCGACATCGATTTCGGTCGTGACCCGTCGTTGACGGTCGCGCTCGCCGGCGCCCAGAAATGGACCGAGGCGAACGTGCTGGCCGGAACGGCGACGCCGTGCGACAACATCGAGGCCTGGCAGCACCAGATCCTGAAGAAGTCCGGCGCGAAGGTGACGGACGTCATCTTCACCACGTCGGCGTGGACCGGGTTCAGCGCGGATCCGAAGCTCAAGGGCGCGATCCTGTATCCGGCTCTGGCGCAAAGCGGGAACGTGATCAATCCCGGCGCGCAGATCGAGCAGGGCGCGGTTTACAAGGGCAAGTGGGGCCAGTATGACCTGTGGGTCTACAACGACTGGTTCATCGACGAGAACGGCGTCGAGCGTCCGATGATCCCCGACGGCGAGATCGTGATGAGCGGCCCGAATCTGATGGGCACGCGCGCGTTCGGCCAGATCATGGATCCGGCGTTCAACTACGAAGCATTGCCGTACGCGCCGAAGACCTGGCTCAAGGAAGATCCCGCTCAGCGATTCCTGATGATGCAATCGTCGCCGATCGTGATCCCGAGCCGCGTGAATGCAAGCTTCGGCGCGAGCGTCACCGATCCGGTGCTCGAGTAATGTCGACGCCGAATGGGCCCGAGGCCGGCGGGAAACCGCCTCGCACCGTAACCGCAGTCGTTGCACGCGGCCATTCGGTGATGAATGTCGACGGCAAGCTCGTCGTTGCAGGCGGCGAGGTATTGCTGCCTGCATCGGATGTCGCTCGACTGAGAAAAACCGGATTCCTTGTTGATCCGAAGGAACCGGAGGTGCCGCGCAACGATGGCGACACGATCGGGCCGCGCGTCCTGACGAAATCGACCGTCCAGATCAAGCGAGGCTGACATGTTCGACTTCGACCAGCTGAATGTCGCGATCAACGGCGTGTTCGGCGAGTCGGTGTCGTACCAGCCGGCCGCCGGCGGCGCGCAGTTCACCGTCACCGGAGTCGTGGTCGACTCGTTCCGAACGCCTTACTACAAGGAGGACGGATCGGTCGGCTATACGACGACGGCACCCGCGATCGGCGTGCGACTCGCTGATTTCCCCGCAAAACCCGTGAAGAACGACGTGCTGACGCGCCTGAAGACGGGCGACCGTTTCATGGTGCTCGACGTCCACAGCGACGGCATCGGCTGGCTGAACCTGATCCTCAAGGTTGCGAAATGACCACGAAAACCGATTTGCTCATGGCCGCCATGCAGGGGCTGATCGGGCAGACGGACGCGGGCGCGCGAGTGTATGGCGCGCGCGACGTGTCGACGTGGGACGACGAGTATCCAGTGCTGTTCGTATCGATGCCGCTCGACGAGGACGGCGAGTCGTTCGGGCGCAACGGCGCGCCGGCCTTCACGGTGTCCTGCAGCCTGATCGTCGAAGCGCGCGCGAGCGCGCTCGCGATACCGGACGACGGCGGCGCGCTGGATCTGCTCGGCCAGCTCGAGGCGCTGCGCGACCAGGTAAAGCGCGCGGTCATCAACTACGGGCCGCTGATGAGCCAGATCCAGCAGTACGCGTTCTTCAAGGTCCGGGGAAAGCCCGGGCCCGGTGACGCGGGCGAGCACGTCGGCGGCGTCGAGATCGAGATCGGGCTTGAGTTCGTGCAGGACGCCAGTGATTTCCGGCAATCCAACCCGCCTGCTCTTGAGGCTATCGGCGGCTCAGTCGTGATGCCTGAGGGCACCGTGCAGCCGACGTTCTCGATTCCGATTCAACCACCTATTTCGTAGGAGCGCCGCATGCGCGTGAAACCTGCCTCGGGTCTGCAAGTGCGTGACCCGCATACGAAAAAGCTTTTGCCCGAAGAGGGCATCGACGTGCCGGACGACAGCCCTGTCTGGAACAGGATCCTCAACGACGGCGATGTCGTGCGCGTCGAGCAGCCGGCGACGGCCAAGCTGACCAGCGCCCGCGCTGCAACCGAAGGTGAAAATGCATGAGCACGATTCCGTTCCGGGTCATCCCGCAAAACTACCGTCTGCCGGGCGCGCTGTTCGAGCTGGACAATTCGCAGGCGAATACCGGCGCGACGACGCAGCGCGCGCTGATCATCGGCCAGATCACTGCGGCCGGCGTTGCGACGCCGAACGTGCCCATTATCTGCGGTGGCATCGGTGACGCTCAGGTCGCGGGCGGCGTGAATTCGATGCTGGCGAACATGGTTGCCAAGTATCGGCTCAATGATACGTTCGGCGAACTGTGGATTCTGCCGGTCGCTGACGCCGCCGGTGCGACGGCCGCCGCTGGTTCCGTGACTTTCACGGCGGCGCCGTCGGCAAACGGCACGCTGTCGCTGTACATCGCGGGGAATCTGGTTACGGTACCGGTCACGGCCGGCCAGGCCGTCGCAGACGTTGCGACGGCGGTGGCCGCCGCAGTCAATGCCGTCTCCGGTCTCCCGGTCACCGCGGCGAGCGCCGCCGGTGTCGTGACGGTCACTGCCGTCAACAAGGGCTTGAGCGGCAACGAGATCGACATTCGATTCAACTACCGCGGCACGGCCGGCGGGGAAGTGCTGCCGACGGGCCTGGCGTACTCGATTACCGCAATGACCGGCGGCGCGACGAATCCGTCGCTCACCACGGCGCTCGCAAATCTCGGGACGACGTCGTTCGACTTCATCGTCAATCCGTACAACGACGCCGCGTCGCTCGACGCCGTTAAGACGCTGCTCAACGACCAGAATGGCCGGTGGAGCTATCTCGAGCAGCTCTACGGCCATTCGTTCGGCGGCTTGGCGGCCACGTTTGCGCAGGCAACGACGCTCGGCAACGGACGGAACAATCAGCACGAGACCATCTTGCCGGCCGACAGCAGCCCGACACCTTCGTGGCTCTGGGCGGCGGCGCTTGCCGGACAGGCCGCAGTGAGCGTTCGCGCGGATCCGGGCGTGCCGCTGCAGTCGCTGCCGCTCAACGGCGTGTTGCCGCCGGCGGTCGAGAAGCGTTGGCAGCCGTCGATTCGCAATACGCTGCTGTTCGACGGCATGTCGACGTTCACCGTGGCGAACGACGGTACCGTGATCACCGAAAACATCATCACGACCTACCAGACGAACGCGCAGGGCGTCGACGACGACAGCTATCTGGAAGTCGAAACGATGTATCAGCTGGTGCTGGAGATTCGGACGCTCCAGGCGATGCTGACGTCGAAATATGCGCGCTGCAAGCTGGCAGACGACGGCTCGCGGCCGGAGGCCGGATCGAACCTCGTCACGCCGAGCACGATCAAGGCGGACATCATCGCGCTGTACAACGAGCGCGTCGATGCTGGTTTCGTGCAGGGCAAGGCGGCGTTCGCTGCCGCGCTCGTCGTGCAGAAGAATACGGTCAACCCGAACCGCGTCGACATCCTCTGGCCCGGCACGCCGGTCAACCAGATGCGCACGTTCGCGACGCTGGTGCAGTTCCGGCTGCAGTAACGCCGCTCGACGGTCAGAGATCGCCGCCTCCGGGCGGCTTTTTCATTCTTAGGAGAAACACATGTCGGGTAGCCAACTGCTCGCAGGGATCACCAACGCCAAGATCGATGGCGTTACCTACCAGCTCGAGGGCAAGGCGCGTTACAGCGTTGCCAAGGTGAAGCGCGATTCGCTCATGGGTCAGGACGGTTTCCATGGCTTCAAGGAAATGCCCCGCCCGGGCTCGATCAAGATGTCGCTGCGCGATTCGGGCGGCCTGTCGATCGCGGACTTCAACGCGATGCGCAATTCGACGGTGGTGCTGGAGCTCGCGAACGGCAAGATCGTGACCGGTCGCAACATGGGCACCGTCGAGGCCGAAGAAGTCGACACCGAAGAAGGGACCTTCGAAGTGTCGTTCGAAGGCCCCGAAGTCACCGAACAAACCGCTTGAGGCGAGTGATGGAAGAGAACGAAAAGAAGCCCCGGAAAATACAGCCGTCGACGATCACGATCACGCTTTCCGAGCCGATCACGTTGAGCGGGAAGGACGAGGACACCGTTCATACGGAACTCGAACTGCGCGAGCCGAATCTCCGCCAGATCAAGGCCTTCGTGAAAATGGTTCCGACCAAAGGCGCGCTCGATGCGTTTCAGACGCTGATCAGCGAACAGGCCGGCATTCCCATGTTGGGTATCGACAAGATTTCGGCTCGCGACTACTACAAGGCGCAGGAATACCTGTCGTTCTTTCTGACGCCGCCCGACGAGGACGACCCCGAGGGAAACGAGGGGGGCTCCCAGTAGATTGGGAGCGCCAGGTTAAAGTCGTCGAGCGCTGGTGGGGTTGGCAGCCGAGCGAAACGAAAGAGCTGACATTGAGCGAAGTGCGCGACTACGCGTATCACGCAGCGCTTATGTCCAAGAAGGATTGAGGTCATGGGCGAAGAATTCGTTCTGCGAATCCGTACCGAAGAAGATGCGACAGCTGCGGCAAAGAAGATCACGGCCGCGTTCTCGAAGATCACGGCGCCGATCGATAAGGCGCAAAAACGATTTGCTGGCGTGGGCGCCGTCGGCACGCGCAGCTTCGAGAAACTGACGAAGGGTTTGGAGTCGGCTGCGCGAGCCGCTCACACGCTCGTCGACAAAGTCGTCGAGCTGGTGCCGGGGCTTGCCGCGCTCGGCGCGGCAGGGACGGTTGCAGGCGTCGTAGGCTTGACGAACCGGTTTGGCAATTTCGGTTTCGCGCTGAATAAGTCGTCGAAGCTGCTCGGTATGAACGCTCAGGAGCTCGCAGCCTGGCATGTCGCGGCGAAGCGCGCTGGGGTCTCAGCCAGCGAATTCGATTCCGCGATTTCGTCGTCGCAGATGGCGATCCGGGATGCGGCAAACGGCGCAAACCCGGCTGCGCTGGTACTGATGCAAAAGATGGGGGTGCAGATCCAGCGGAACAAAGACGGCACCGTCGACTACTACACCACCCAGCAAAGGCTGATGAAGGCGATCGCCGGCCAACGCAGCGCTGTTACACAGCGCGCAGCTGCAGACGCACTGGGTATGGGAGGCCTCGTGCCGATGCTTCAGCAGGGGACATACGATGAGGACAAGGCCCGTGCTCTCCGCAAGGGCCTCGTGCCGACGCCGGACGAACTCGCGCGAGCGACGCAGTTCAAGCAGGAGGTTAACGATCTCGAGGATTCAGTGTCGGGCCTGGGGAACTCCATCGGCGCCGGTCTGATTCCAGTTCTCGAGCCTGTTGTGAAGCAGTTTTCAGTATGGCTCGACACGCATCGAGCGGAAATTGCCGACAAACTCGCGGCTGCGGTTCAGCGCTTCGTCGACTGGATTTCCAAGGTCGACTGGGATGGGGTATCGAAAAGCGTCAAGAAAATGTGGGACGGCATGGGGGGCATCAAGGGGGCGATGATCGCGATCGCTGCGCTGTCCTTCGCCGGTCCCATTGCTAGCGTCGCGAGCCTCATTTCGAGCCTTGTCACCCTCACCACAGTGACTGTTCCCGCAGCCGCCGGCGCTCTTGCCGGGCTGGCGAGCGCTCCAGTGATGGCCGCGATTCTTGCTTTACTCCATTCGAAGAACCTTAACGAGGGGGAGGACGCGGAGGTAGCGAAGCATCAGGCGAAAGCCGGTCAGGGATGGGATGGAGACCCGGTCGGCAAACAGCATCGTGCTGTTGCCGAGGCAGCCACGAAGGATCCTAAGACGGCCGCAGCAATGGCATCGCTTCAGGCAATGGGATGGTCGAAGGCGCAGGCCGCCGGAATGGTCGCGAATCTGTGGGTCGAGAGCAATCTCAACCACGGGGTAGTTGGCGATAACGGCGCAGCTTATGGGATCGGGCAGTGGCATGCGGACCGCCAGGCAGATTTCAAGGCGTGGGCTGGCCACGACATCCGTGGTTCGACCATGGAAGAGCAGCTGCGCTTTATGAATCACGAGTTGAGGAACGGCAAGTACTGGTCGGCGGGGCAGCGGCTTCATGGCGCAACGAACGCCCAGGACGCGGGGCGTTTGGTTTCCAAGTTCTACGAGCGTCCGAAGAACGTGGATCTCGAGATGGACAAGCGCGGGTCACTCGCGAATGCGCTTGCCGGCGTCATGCCTCCGGAGGTGGCTGCCCCGGATGCAAATGGAGCGGCTGGCGAGGGAGCTACTGCGGACGCACATGATGCTCGGGTCAGGGGTATGCAGCAGCAGTCAATGAATATCACCCTCGATATGAAGAACGTGCCGCAAGGTATGCGGGCCGAGGCGAAGACGGCTGAAGGGAACTATCTGCCAACGCGAGTCGAGTACCGCCTCGACGGAATCTAAGGGGAATCGCAGTGGCATCGACGACAACGGATGTCCTGAGCGTTGTCGGCAGCATTGGCGGTCTTGCATCGGCTGCCGACAACCTTGGTTCGCTGCTGACCGGAGATTGGGCCTCGAACCTGAAGCCGGCCAGCTTCGGCGGCGTGCCGTTCGGAGTGTTCGAGATTCGGACCTCTGCCGGCCAGAACAGGGCCGTCCACACTTACCCGTTTCGTGACGACGTGTGGGCTGAACCTCTCGGCAAGAAGCCGCGCGCGTTCGAAGTGATCGGGTTTCTGTTGGAAAACGATCTCAAGACGGGCGCAGGCGCGGTAATCGAGCAGCGCGATAGCCTGCTGGCTGTATGCGAAGGGCCGGACAATGCAACGCTTGTGCACCCGACGTTCGGTACGATCGATAGCGTCGCTTGCCTTGGTGTCGAGACTATCGAGCGCCTCGATCTCGGGGCGGTGTTTGAGATCCGCCTGACCCTCATCAAGTCCGGCCCGCGTAAGTTTCCGACGACGCAGGTTTCGACTGCCGACGATAGCGCTGATCAATCCGACAACTTGAAATCGAAGTCACTTCTCGACTACGCGACCGAGATCGCGACGGACATCCATAACGGAGCGGCCGTCGTGCAAAAAGCTGTATCGACCGTGGTGGGCTGGTACCAGTTGGGCGTCACGGCCGTGAACGACGTTAAGCGCGTGATCGGCGCGGTTTCGACGCTGTCCGGAAACTTTGGCCGGCTGTTCGGCGGTGGCAATTCTGGCTATTCGGCGACCAACACGAAGGCTGCGCCCAGCACCACCGCGGCCGATCTGCTTGCGGCATCGGCTGCGGGACGAGCTGCTGTTGTATCCGCTGGCGTGGCTTTGCAGTCGGCCGCCGCAAACCCATCGGATAGTGCCACGCTCGGTTCGGCCGTCGACGCGTTTGTTGCTGCGGTCGCCGCTTCGGCGAACGATCCGGCGGACGCCGTGCGGTTGGTGAGCGGACTCGTGCAGTACTCGCCGGATGACGTCGTCGTGCCTGGCCAGATCGGCGCATCGATGAGCGTGGTGCAAGTTGCGACAGCGGCGCTGCTTCGGCGGTACGCGCTCGCGCAGCTGGCCGTGACGCTTTCGAGTTATCAGCCATCGTCACAGCAGGATGCAGCGACGGTTCTGTCAAACGCGCTCGATTTGTATGACGCAGAGATCGACATCGCGGGCGACGCGGGAGACGACGATACGTTCGTCGCATTGCGATCGCTGAGACGAGCGGTCTATGCCGACTTGACGGCGCGCGGGGCCGATCTTGCGACGCTCGCGACGTTCTCGTTTAACACCACGTTGCCGTCGCTGCTGCTCGCACAACGTATCTACGACGATGTGACGCGTGAGCCGCAGTTGTTGCAGCAGATCGACCCGATTCACCCGGCATTCTGCCCGATTACGTTTCAAGCGCTGGCGAAATGAACGACGACGTAACCCTTAAGGTCGCAACCTGCACGTTCAATCACGCAGCTAAACCCGGGCAGGAGACGTTCATGACGTCGAATGCACGCTCGATTACCGGGTGGACTGACGTGACCGTCTCGCGCGGTATCGAGCGCTGCCCGTCGAGTTTTGAGGTGAGCTATACGGAGCCATATCCGGGCGTGGGCGAGATCCTTGCGCAGCCCGGAGACTGGGTGCAAGTCGTGCTCGGCGATGATCTGGTATTGACCGGCTTCGTCGACCGCTACATGCCGTCGTACAGCGGCAATCAGCATGCCGTGCGAATCGTCGGCCGAAGCAAGTGCCAGGATCTCGTCGACTGTGCAGCGTTCATCGATGGCGGTCAGCTGCTCAACATGACGGTCGACAAGATTGCGGCAGCGCTATGCGCTCCGTATGGGATTGCGTCGAGCGTGGCGGCCGGGACGGATATTGGCGCGCCGATCGAGCAGGTGAATGTGATGGTCGGCGAAACACCGTATGCGGTGCTCGAGTTGTTGTGTCGGTTCCGGGGCTTGCTGCTATATGACATGCCCGATGGCAGTCTTCTGTTTGCTTCGGGCGGCCCGACGGCGAATAACAGCAACACGTCGATCGGCACGCGAGTTGCGTCGAGCGGCTTCTCGGAAGGTATCAATGTCGCGTCGGCGGCGTTGATGATGGCGATGGACGGCAGGTTTTCGCAATACGATGCCGCCTATCAGGGGCTCGATACGTTGCGCGACATTGGAGACGGCGGCAACATCATCGCTCACGTCTACGATAAGACGGTGCCGCGGTTTCGGTACCGAGCAATAATTTCCGAGAACGTGACCGGCGGCAAGGATATTGCCCTGCAGCGTGCAAACTGGGAGATGGCATATCGGCTCGGCAGGTCGTACCAGGTGCGACTCGTAACGGATTCGTGGCGCGACTCGGCGGGGGCATTGTATGAGCCGAATGTGCTCGTGGACATCGACCTGCCGTCGCTGAAGCTGCCGAAGAAGCGTTGGCTGATTTCTGACGTGACGTACAAAAAGGATTTGCAAGGTACGTCAGCTGAGCTGACGATAATGCCGCCGCAGGCGTTCTATCAGGAACCGATCATTCTCAATCCGGTCGCCCCGGATTTCAGGCAGGTTGCTCAATGAGAGACATGTTGAATCGCGTCCGCAGCCTATTCGGTCGCGGCCGGATCACGCTCGTGGATGACACCGGCCCGGTGCAGATCGTGCAGCTGCGGATGAATGGCCTTGAGGTGCCGTCAGGGCGGTACCGCGTGCCGGAATTCGGGTTCTCGTCGAACCCGCCAATCGGTTCGGATGCGCTTGCCCTGCATGTCGCCGGCGACAGGTCGGCCGGCGCGGTGGTCGGAACGAACCACCAAGAATCGCGGCCGCGCGGGCTCGCGCCTGGCGAATCGATCGTGTACAGCCAAGACGGGAAGAGCGTCTATCTGAAGAACGGCAGCATCGTCGTCGAGGCGAAGGGGCAGGACGTTGTCGTGAACGATGCGGCGAACGTTACCTGGAACTGCAGCGGCGATTTCAAGATCGTCGCCGGCGGGAAGTTCAGCGTCGTCGCGCCAGGCGGATCCGAATTCGACACGCCGATGCTCTCGTCGACTGGCGATATGCAGGACAACATCGACACGAACAGCGAAACGATGAAGGACATGCGCGAGTTGTACGACTCGCATACGCACAACGTTGAAGAGGTGCAGGGCGGCAGCTCGACTATCACTTCAAACGTGCCGAATCAGCAAATGTAGCGCTGCAGCGCCCCAACACAACCAACCCGCTCCGGCGGGTTTCTTTTTGCCTGCACAAAATGCCCGACCTAACGCTTTCATGGGATAGCGCGACCAATCACGCCGATTGGGTGCTCGCCGGCGCTGATCTCGCGACGGGCAACGACCTTGCGAGTGCGGTGCTGATCAGCATCTTCACCGACCGCGAGGCAAGCGCCGACGACGTAATTCCGGATGGTTCGACCGATCGCCGCGGCTGGTGGGCTGACGAAGAAGTGCCGATCGGCTCACGGATGTGGCTGTTGAAGCGCGCGAAGCAGAGCACGCAGACGGCGCAACGCGCCTATGACTATCTGGCAGAGGCGCTGCAGTGGCTTATCGATGACGGCGTGGCCGGACGCATCGAAATTACGACGCAATGGGTGCGCCGCGGCACGCTCGGGGCTCGGATCGTCGTGATCAAGAACGGTGTTGTCCTGCTAGACGGTCAATACGTGTGGGTTTGGGAAGGAATTAACTGATGCCGTATCTTCGTCCGACACTTTCCGAGCTCAAGGCGCAGGTCGCGGCCGACATCCAGAGTCGGTTGCCGGGTACCGATCCGTTGCTGAGATTTTCGAGCTTCGGCGTTATCGGCCGCGCACTCGCCGGACTGGCGCAGCTGCAGTACGGCTACACCGACTACATCGCGAAGCAGTCGAACCCGTTCACCGCGACCGACGAGTTCCTCGAGGCGTGGGCCGCGCTGAAAGGCATCTATCGCGAACCGGCGGCGCAGGCCGGCGCATTGACGCCCGGGCAGATTCAATTCACTGGCACGAGCGGGACGATTCCAGCCGGCACGTCGATCAGCCGCAGCGACGGCGTCGGATATACGACGACGAGCGAAGGAACGGTTGCGGCTGGAGTCGTCACGGTGAACGCCGTGGCGAACGCGGACCCGGCCGGCCTGACTGGCGCGTTCGGGAATTGCGCCGTTGGCACCTCGATGACGCTCGGCGTCTCGATCGCTGGCATCAACTCGACAGGTCAGGTGTCGGTGGCATTCACCGGCGGCGCCGACATCGAGAAGGATGACAGCTTGCGTTCGCGCATGCTGTTCGCGTACCAGAATCCCGCTCAGGGCGGGTCCGAATCGGACTACGTCGGCTGGGCGCGCGCGGTGGCAGGCGTGACGCGCGCCTGGTGCAATCCAGTCGGCTTCGGGCCCGGCACTGTCGTCGTGTACACGATGTTCGACCAGGCGGAATCCGGCAACAACGGGTTTCCGGTCGGAACCGATGGCGTCGCGACGAACGAGAAGCGCGGCGCGCCGGCCACCGGTGACCAGCTCACGGTCGCGAACTCGATTTACCCGTTGCGCCCCGTCACGGCACTCGTCTATTCGTGCGGCCCGATCCCGACTGCGATCGACTTCACGATCACTGGGACGGCCAACTTCACCGCGGCGCAGAAGGCCGCGATCGAGGCGGCTATCTCGGGGATCTTCGTGTTGTACGGATCGCCGGTAGGAGCGGGCAGTCAGAACGGCGTCGTTGACCTTTCGTACATCGATTCCGCGATCGCCGCGATTGCGGGCACGCAGGGCTTCGTGATCACGTCGCCGCTGCAGAACATCGTCGGAACGACGGGACAACTTCCGGTACTCGGCAACATCACCTGGCTTCCCTAAATGAGCGCACCGAACTATTCGGCGACCGACTTCGAGTCGGCGTTGCATGCGCTCATGCCTCGCGGATTGGCGTGGCCGCGCGATCCCAGTTCGGTGATGGGGCTGTCGATCGCGGCGCTAGCGCCGATCTGGGCTCGGCATGTCGCAGCGAACAACTTCCTGCTTATCGATGCATTTCCATCAACAACGGTCGAGCTGCTGCCGGAATGGGAGGCGACCCTCGGGCTTCCTGATCCGTGCGCGGGTGAGGCCCCAACGATTGCGCAGCGACAGGCACAAGTCGTTGCCCGATTCGCGAACAGCGGCGGCGCGTCGATCGCGTACTTCGTCAACTACGCGGAAAACCTCGGGTTCGACGTAACGGTCAGTGAGTTCACGCCGTTTCGTGTCGGGGTGCATGCCGCGGGCGATTCCGTTGGTGCAGAGGGATGGGCTCACACGTGGCGCATCAACGCGCCGTCGACAACGATCAACTACTTCCGCGCCGGCCTTTCGGCCGCAGGAGAGCCCCTCGAATCGTGGGGTAACGCGGTCCTCTTTTGCGAAATCAATTCGCTGAAGCCCGCACACACGCTGGTGATCATCGCCAACCCTGGTTTCTTGGATTCGACCTTCAGGCTCGACTCAACGACTCTGTCATAGAGGCATTCATGTTTCGTACCGATCAGAACACGGCTGTTACATCGCTGCCCGTTCCGGCGCCGGCGGGGACGCCCGGCTTTTTCACCGGCGGAAACCCGGCAACCGGTCAGGCGGCCACCATTCTCGATGCTGACTGGCTGAATATGGTTCAAGAGGAGCTCATGAGCGTCCTCGCAGCTGCGAGCATCGCTCCCAGTAAGACCACGTACACCCAGATTGTGACGGCGATCCGAGCGCTGATTGCTTCCTCGGTCGGCGTGATCAAGGGCATCGCTCGTTTCACTTCGAGCACTTCGTTCACGGTTCCCGCTGGCGTTACGACCGTCTATGCGAGTGGGTGTGCTGCGGGAGGGGCTGCGGGCTCGGGCGGCGCTGGTTCGGTATCGAGTACGGCGGCCTGGTCGGCGGGCGGTGGCGGTGGTGGCGCCGGCCAATCGATGATTCGCGTTCCCTATACGGTCGTGCCCGGGAGCGTGATCAGCATCACGATTCCGGCTGCAGCGACGGGCGGCGCAGCGCCGACGTCGGGCAACGGCAACAACGGAGCATCAGGCGGGAACCTGGTCATCTCAGGCGCGGGATTCAACGGGGGTACGCCGGTGACGCTGGCAGGTGGTAACGGCGGCTCCGGTGGGCTGGCGGTCACATCCTCCAACGCGGCAGGCGGCTCAGGCGGTGCCGGCTTTCCGGGTGGCACTTACGGTTCCGACACGACGGCCAACAATGCGAGCGGCACTGGGGGTGTTGGCGCAAGTTCGCCTTTCGGCGGCGGTGGCGGCGCTGGCCGTGGTGCCGCAGGTGGTGGCATTGCCGGCGCGAGCGGGTACGGGTTTGGCTCGGGCGGCGGCGGTGGTGGCGGGGTTTACATCGCGGGCGGCGGCAACGGCGGGGCGGGCGGCAACAGCGGCCCGGGTTTTCTGATTTTCGAATGGTGATCACATGACAATTTCCAGCTATGCGATCGTCGAGAACGGCGTCGTCGTGAACATCGTGCTGTGGGACGGTAAAGCCGAATGGGCCGCGCCGGATAACTGCCAGGTTGTTGCGGCGATTGCCGGTGCCGAAGTTGGCGGGACGTATGACGGCAAGACTTTTACGCCTGCGCCGCCCCTCCAGAATTCTGCTTCCACCTGAGTGAGGTCGTAATGAAAAGGATTTTTTCCGCTTTCGTGAGCGCGATCTGTGCAATCGGGCTGCTCTCAACGGCGCCGGCGAACGCGCAGTTCATCCCCGGACAATTGCTCACGGCTGGTCAGCTGAACTATGCGTTCTCGAACGTGCTTCCTCTCACGGGCGGCACCCTCACCGGGGCCCTGACGGTGCCGGCGCTCTCGAGCGCAAACGCCACGATCACGGGCGGGACGATTACCGGATTGTCGACGCCGATCCCGCAGTCATCGGGTGGCACCGGGACGACTTCGGGTACCGGGACGGGGTCTGTCGTACTGTCGTCCGGAGCATCGGTCAGCAATCTAACCGTCTCAGCCGGAAAATTCTCCTCTCCGGCCGCTGCCGCGTTCGGCAATCAAACGACCTGGCTTCGATCGTTGATCCCGTGCACGACGGATTGCGCGCAGACGTGGTCCCAATCTGCCGGCGGCGGGGCCGGTCTGCTCGGTGCAACGCGAACTTCCGACAATACGCTCGCGGGTTCGCAAGCTGCGCAGGGCATCGCTGGGTATGCGATCAACGACAACACCGCACAGGTGCAGTCGGCCTATGCGGGTTACTTCGAGGCACGTCGCCTCGCTGGCGCGGGCATTACGCAGGGCAACGAGATCGACATCATCAACCAAGGTTCCGTGGTTGGTATGGACCCGTACAACATGCTCACGACCGGCATCACGCCGGGCATGTGGATTTCATCGGGACGCCCCGACGTAACGGCGAGCGCCGCAAACGCGAGCGCGGCGATCGGCATCATCAACAACAACACCGCCTTCGAGAATGGAATCGTCGTTCAAAGTACGGCGCTGAATTCGTCGACGGGCGAGGCTAACGCGCTCGTGCTACCGCAGAAGGCAGCCGTCACGTGGTTCGGGAGCGCAGGCAATAAGGTTGCGGCGATTCGAAGCGATGCGACATCAGCATCCCTGCGCATGGTGTTCGGCAATGGGCTCCTGGCAGTTCAGGATCTGGCGGGGACCAACAAGCTGACTGTCAGTACATCGGGGGCGGTCACAGCTTCAGCGGGCATTCAGGGCACGACGGTATACGGCACGGGCGGCATTGTGCTGCCCGTCACGACGGTGGCCGGATTGCCGGGCTGCGGAGCCGGCACGAAAGGCTACCTGTATGCCGTATCCGATGCTACGTCGCCGACGTATAACGGCTCGCTTACCGGCGGCGGCTCGATAACGATTCCCGCATTCTGTAACGGGACGTCCTGGACGGCTCACTAAGGAAA